CTGCATATACACCTACTGGGACCCCGACACGGAGACGGGACAGGACGCAAAGGGCTCAATAAAAAGCGAGACGGTGGAGAACACGAGGGTACATTTCGGAAATCCGAACGATTCGAGGGTCGAGAACCAGCCCTACATAATAATTGAGAAGAGAAGACCTGCCGACGAGGTGAGGCGCGAGGCTCTCAGGAGGGGCAGCCCGGACTGGGAGGATATCGTTCCCGACGAGGACGGAGCCGCCGCCGACGACGGACGGCGCACCGACGACAAGGTGACGGTGCTGACCATCTTCTACAAGGGGGAGAACGGCGAGATCAGCTCCTACGAGTGTACGGCGAAGGCGGAGATAAGAAAGCCCTGGAGGCTCGGAATAAGGCTTTATCCCATCGTCTGGCTGCCTTGGGACAGGGTGCAGGATTCCTGCCACGGGCAGGCGATGATAACGGGGCTTATTCCGAATCAGATATTCGTAAACAAGCTCTGGGCGATGGCTATGCTGAGCCTTATGACGACGGCGTATCCCCGCGTCATCTTCGACAGGACGAGGGTCGCCCGCTGGTCGAACAGGATAGGAGCCGCGATCGCCGTGAACGGCGGGGATATCAACACCGTGGCGAAGAATATGGACCCAGCCGTGATATCGCCGGACGTGAGCCGCTTTATCGGCGAGGCGATCTCGATGACGAACTCAAACCTCGGCGTTACGGCGGCCGCCACGGGCGAGGTGAGGCCGGACAACACCTCGGCGATCATAGCCCTTCAGAGGGCGGCGGCGACGCCGAACGAGATGACGAAGCAGAATCTTTACAAATGCGTTAAGGATTTAGCGAGGATATACCTTGAGTTCATCGCGGAGTTTTACGGAAAGCGCCTTGTCGACATCGAGACGCCGCCCGACATTGCAGAGAGCATAAGAAACGGGATCAGGGACGGATTCTTGCCCGCCGATACGGAGATACCAGCCGAGATCAGCCGGGAGTTCGACTTCGGCATCTTCAAGAGCCTGCCCGTTTCATTGAAGCTCGACGTCGGCGCGAGCTCCTATTATTCGGAGATCGCCGGAATACAGACCCTCGACAACCTTTTAGCGAGGGGGAAGATCGACGTTCGGCAGTATCTTGAGAGGATACCCGACGGGTATATCCCCGACAGGCGCGGACTCATCAGCGAGATAGAGAAGAGAGAGGAAGAAGAGTGATGGCAAACGCAAGAATAAAGCAGGGCGACGAGTACAGCGTTTTGTGCTCGATAAAGCTCAACGGCGCCGCCCTCGATATGTACTGGGTAGAGAAGATCGAGTTTATGATCGGAGGCGTCAGAAAGCTCTGGCCGGGCGACGTGGACTACGACCCGGTGAACCGCGTGTTCTATATACCGATAACTCAGAAGGAGAGCTTCTCATTCCCCGCGGACGGCATAGTTGAGGCGGACGTCAGAGTAAAGTTTTACGGCGACAGCGTTATGGGCGCGAAGAAAAAGCTCTACGTTAGAGTTTCCGACGCCATCTCCGAGGAGGTGATCTGATGACTCTTGAATTCGAGCTTTCAAACGACAGCGAGCTGGATTTTGACTTCGGCTATGCGGGCTTTCTCCCCGGCCCGAAGGGCGACAAGGGCGACAAGGGTGATAAGGGCGATACCGGTGATAAAGGCGACAAGGGCGATACCGGCGAAAAGGGCGACAAGGGCGAAAAGGGCGATAAGGGCGACACAGGCGCCGCCGGACCACAGGGTGTTCAGGGCATACAGGGCCCGCAGGGAGAGAAAGGCGATAAGGGTGACAAGGGCGATAAGGGCGACAAGGGAGATCCGGGAACCGGCTCCGGCGATATGCTCGCCTCGGTCTACGACCCGGCCGGCGGGGCAAGGCAGGTGGTTTTCACCGACGACGCAAGGCTTACGGACGCGAGGACGCCCACGGCGCACACGCACGATGCCGGAGACATAGCAAGCGGTACACTTTTAACGGCCAGGCTTCCGACAGTGCCGGTAGCTAGGGGCGGCACGGGGTATACGACCTCCCCAAAGGCAATAAACGGCCTCATAATTAACTCGACCGCGATAACGGCGGCAAACGTCGCGGACGGGGATTACCTCGTGCTCTCGGACACCTCCGCCTCGACAGGAAAGAAGATGCTCGTATCGGAGGCAAAAAAGCTTTTCTCCGGCGCGAAGGTTGCTTTCGGTACTTATGTCGGCACGGGAACATACGGTGTTAACAACCCAATAAGCCTCACTTTTGATTTTGAGCCCAAGCTCTTGTGGGTAAACTGGAACGCAAGAGGCGGTGAACTTTTTGCAAACGCTTGGACTGTCAGTAGCGGTCGTATCCCGTTAAACTACCAATTTATAGTGTTGCGTGGAGCATCGGAAGTTGTGTTAAGCAAGGAAGGAGAGGTTAGCAAAATATTTTTTTCGTGGAACAGCGAAAACGTTTCTTGGTATAGCAATGCCGATGAATGGGCTCAACTTAATTTGTCGAGCTCTACCTACACCTATTTCGCGCTTGGTTAAGGAGGGAAGATGATGTTATACATAAAACTTAATGCTGAAAATAACAATCACGGAAACCCTGTTAGCCAACCGTTTGAGGGTAGCGTCGCGTTACCAAATGAGCTTTTGAGCGTCTATATAGATACAATGGGCTTTTGTGATATTGAAGTTACAGATGACATTGTAACCGCAATAATAGCTGATACCGAAGCAATTGAGGTGTACGAAGCGACACACCCCGAGCCGGAGCCTAAAGAGCCCGAGCCTACGCCGGACGAGGACAGGGACGCTATGCTCGTTGACCTTGAGTACAGGGTGACTCTTCTTGAATTGGGGGTGACGGACGATGCTTTTCAGGACGCTTAAGCGGATGATCGAACGCGGACATACGGCGGGTATATTGGACAAGCTCGATATCTTCTACTCCGCGGACAAGCTGACCGAGGCTCAGTACGCCGAGCTTCTCGGCATGATACACGGGGAGGAATAAAAAATGGACTGGACGAGCGTGATCGTCGCCCTCGTCACGGCGGCGGGGGCTCTTGCCGGAACTTATCTTGCGAACCGCAAATCCTCTGCGCTTATCGCTTACCGGCTCTCGGAGCTTGAGCGCAAGCAGGATAAGCACAACGCCGTTATCGAGAGGACGTATAAGCTTGAGGAGAGGACAGAGCTTCACGAGGAGAAGCTGAAAGTCGCAAATCACAGGATAGACGACCTTGAAAGAAAGATGGGATGAGATGAAAAGAAACAGAAAGGCATGGGCAAAGGCGGCGGGAATAAGAGCCGTCAGGACAATGGCTCAGACCGCCGTCGCTATCATACCCGCCGCCGTCAGCATTACGGACGTGAACTGGACGGTCGTCGCCGGCACGGCGGGGCTTGCGGGTCTTTTGAGCCTTCTTACGAGCCTCGCGGGGCTGCCGGAGGTGGACGATGGCGAGGATTGCTGACGCCGTCCTCGCCGCCGCAAGGCGGGAGATAGGCACGGTGGAGAGACCGAAAAACTCCAATAACGTCAAGTACAACACCTGGTACTACAAGCAGGAGGTTTACGACGGAAAGAACGGCGGGAAATACCCCTGGTGTATGGCCTTCGTCCAATGGGTGTTCAGCGAGGCGGGGTATCCGCTGCCGTACAAGACGGCGAGCTGCTCGGCGCTCATTAACTGGTATAAGAAAAACGCGCCTGAGCTCGTGCGTTCCGAGCCCGCGCCGGGAGATATCGTTATCTACAAGGGGCATACGGGCATATTTGAAAAGATAGGCCCCGACCCTAAGTATATGTACGTTATCGAGGGGAACACCGCCGTCGGAAACGACGATAACGGCGGCTGCGTGATGCGGAGATACAGGAAGATAAGCTCCGCTCTGGCATTCATAACGCCGTTTAAGGAAGACACCTCATCCGGCGCTGACGCGCCACCTTCCCCTCAAGGGGAAGGCTTGAAAGCGGAGAGATACGACAGCCTTGAGGAGATCCCCTCTTGGGCGAGGGACGATATAGCGGAGCTCATTGCCTCCGGCGCCCTCAAGGGCAAAAGCGGTAAGCTCGACCTCAGCGAGGATATGCTGAGGCTGCTGATAATAGTCAAGAGAATGACGGAAAAAGGGAGGTGAACACAATGGATGAAGAGAGCATGGACACAGGCGGATTTCAGAGGTTTGCCCGCGAGCATCCGGACGTAAAGCCGGAGGACATCGACAGGGACGTTTGGCTCGACGTGCACAGGGGAATGAGCCTTTCGGAGGCTTATCTCTCGAATGAGAACAGGAAGCTTTTGAGCGAGCGCGAGACGGCGAGGAAAAACGCCGAAAACAGAGAAAAGGCCGCCGAGAGCGCGAGAAGCTCCGGGAAAACGGCGGCGAGAGACCCCTTTGACGAGGGGTGGGACGAGGATTAAAACTCGCGTCCAAGAGGCGTTTGGGAAAGCCGAACGACCTCATCCACCGCGCATAGCGCGGTCCCCACGGGCGCGAGCATAGCTCGCTTCCCGCTTTGGCTACAAATCTGCCACCGGCAGATTTGCTTAACGCGTCGCGTCCCGAAGGGGAAG